TTTAGGGATAAATTATATGCAGCATTCAAGATCATTATCGGCAAAACAAATGATGAACTTATCTCTTTTATCAATGATGTCAGAACAGAGACCAGAGAACGACCCTACGAGGAAGTTGCATTTCCCAGAGGCGTTAACAACCTTGAAAAATATCGCCACAGAACTGACATCTATAGTAAAGGAACCCCCATCCATGTGAGGGGTGCTCTCTTGTATAATCATTATGTGAGGAAGTACAAGGTAGAAAATAAACATCCTCTTATTCAAGAGGGTGAAAAAATTAAATTCATGTACCTCAAGACACCAAACCCAATCCATGAGAATGCTATTAGCTTCTTTGGTGAGTTGCCGAAAGAGTTTGGTATTGAGAAGTATATCGATTACCAAACACAATTTGAAAAGAGTTTCTTGGAACCTCTGAAAAATGTGCTACAATGTATTGGATGGAAGCATGAGAAAACCATCAGCATTGGGAGTTTCTTTGAATGAACAAGAAAGTCTTTGTAGTCACATGGACTAATCATGTGGTTGGACAAATTGATTCTCAAGACATCAAATGTTTTGAGGATTATGATACTGCTCTTGGGTTTGCTAAACTCATGAGTAAGAATTATACTTATGTAAACTTTTATGAGGATGAAGCAAAACAATGGGATTCTTAGATTCTGTAATTAAGGATAGTGGAAATGAATTTGCAAGTATTGTTAGTGATGGTGTTGCCGCAGGTGACGTTACCTCGTTTGTTGATACTGGGTCATACATCTTTAATGCTGTCGTTAGCGGCTCTTTGTTTGGGGGTATTCCTTCCAACAAGGTTACAGCCCTCGCTGGTGAGTCAAGCACTGGAAAAACTTTTTTTGCCCTTAGTGTTGTCCGTAGTTTTCTTAACAATAATCCTAATGGTGGGGTCATTTATTTTGAGTCTGAGTCTGCTATAAGCAAGGACATGATTGAGAGCAGAGGGATTGATTCTAAACGTATGGTAATCTTTCCTGTTGCTACTATTGAAGAGTTCAGGACACAAGCTACTAGGATTGTTGACAAGTATATGAAAGAACCAAAGGGGGAGCGTCAACCAATGATGTTCGTTCTTGATTCTCTTGGTATGCTATCTACATCTAAAGAGATGCAAGATATTGCTGACGATAAACAAGTCAGAGATATGACCAAATCACAATTAATTAAAGGTGCATTCAGGGTCTTGACATTGAAGTTAGGACAAGCTAATATACCTATGATAGTGACCAATCATACTTATGATGTAATTGGATCCTATGTGCCAACCAAAGAAATGGGTGGTGGTAGTGGACTAAAGTACGCAGCATCCACTATAATATACTTATCCAAATCAAAGGAAAAAGAAGGCACAGACTTAGTGGGTAACATCATTAAGTGTGAAGCTAAAAAATCTAGATTATCAAAGGAGGGATCTAAAGTTGCAACCAGACTTTATTTTGACGAACGTGGACTTGACCAGTATTATGGACTCTTGGAACTTGGTGAGAAGTACGGGGTATTCAAACGGGTGGGCAACCGTATCGCCATTGGTGGTAGTAATGTTTATCCTAAGTCTATACTCGCTAGTCCTGACAAGTATTTCACAGAGGAAGTGATGGCAAAATTAGAAGAAGCAGCAAAAACTGAATTTAGTTATGGTAACTGATACAATTCTCTTTGGTGATTGTCGTGAGACTCTCAAAGAGTTTGATGGTAAAGCTAGGATGTGTGTTACTTCACCACCTTATTATGGTTTAAGAGACTATGGTGGTGAAGAAAAACAGATAGGACAAGAACAGACACCAGAAGAGTATGTTCAATCTTTAGTGGAAGTATTCAGATCTGTCCGTGATGTCCTAGCAGATGATGGAACACTATGGGTAAATATTGGAGATAGTTATTATAACTATAGACCTGGCAAAGGACAATCATATCCTAAGCAATCGGTGAGTAAAACCAATCAGAATTTGCCACAAGCATGTAGCAAGCGAGCGAATAAGTTAGAAGGATTAAAGGAAAAAGATTTGATCGGGATTCCTTGGATGTTGGCTTTTGCATTACGGTCAGATGGATGGTATTTAAGACAGGACATTATATGGCATAAACCTAATCCCATGCCTGAAAGTGTCAGGGATAGATGTACAAAGTCCCATGAGTATATATTCCTATTTAGTAAGAGCAAAAAATATTTCTATGACAATGAAGCAATCAAAGAACCAGTCAAACAAGACTGGGGAACCAGAGACAGAACTAAAGGAAAATATCACAACGAAGGATCAGGACTCCAACCGCATTCAGGTCTTACAAAAAGTTATACAACAAAGAATAAACGATCTGTCTGGTCGGTAACTAACAAACCATATAAGGGAGCACACTTTGCAGTGTATCCACCAGACCTTATTGAACCATGTATAAAGGCAGGTAGTGAGGAGGGTGACATTGTATTAGATCCTTTTATGGGATCTGGTACAACTGCCTTGGTAGCTAAATCCTTACAGAGACACTATATTGGTTGCGAATTACACGAAGAGTATGGTAAACTGATACAGAAGAGGTTAAGCGAAAAGTCCTTTGCGAGGTTAAAACTAGATGACTGAGCGTATTGAAGAATCTATCTTGAGAAATCTCCTACATAACGAGGAGTATTATCGCAAGGTGGTTCCATTTCTTAAAGCAGAATATTTTGAGAGCTACCACGAGAAGATCATCTATGAAGAGATTTTTGACTTCGCTGCTAAGTATGACAAAGTTCCTACTAAAGAAGTCCTTACGATTAATTTACAAAATCGTACAGATCTAACTGATGAATCGTTTCAAGATTCGGTATCAGCAGTAAGGGAATTATCAGACGAGTGGGTTGACTACGAGTGGCTACTTGATGCCACAGAAAAGTGGTGCAAAGACCGTGCTATATATCTTGCCCTTATGCAGTCTATTAAAATTGCAGATGGTGATAAGAAGATTTCCAGAGATGCTATACCCTCCATCCTTCAAGAAGCCTTAGCGGTTTCTTTTGATGAACACATTGGTCACGATTACATTGAACAATCTAAAGATAGATATGAATTCTACCACAGGAAAGAGGAAAAGATTCCCTTTGATCTGGAAAAGTTTAACTTTATCACGAAAGGTGGTCTCTCTAATAAGACTCTCAACGTCGCTCTTGCTGGTACGGGTGTCGGGAAGTCTCTATTCATGTGCCACTGCGCTGGTGCCGCATTGTCACAGGGGTTCAACGTTCTCTACATTACATGTGAGATGGCAGAGGAGAAGATTGCTGAACGAATTGACGCAAATCTTTTAAACGTTGCTGTAAAAGATATTACAGAGCTACCTGAGGTTCTTTTTACCAGTAAGGTAAATGAGATTGCTAGGAAAACACAGGGTAAACTTATCATTAAAGAGTACCCTACAGCATCTGCACATGCAGGTCATTTCAAGGCACTCTTATCTGATCTTAGATTAAAAAAAGATTTCAAACCAGATCTTATATTCATTGATTACTTAAATATATGTGCAAGTGTGAGGTACAAAGGTGCAGTTGTTAACTCGTATACCTATGTTAAGGCGATTGCTGAGGAGCTTCGGGGTCTTGCTGTGGAATGTAACGTCCCTATTATTAGTGCCACTCAGACTACTCGTAGTGGTTTTGGCAATAGCGATCCAGATCTTACCGATACTTCTGAGTCTTTTGGTCTTCCTGCCACTGCTGATTTTATGTTTGCCCTTATCTCTACTGAGGAGTTGGAACAACAAGGTCGCATCATGGTCAAACAACTTAAAAACAGATACTCAGACCCCACTTCCTCACGAAAATTCATGGTGGGAATTGACAGATCAAAAATGAGGCTGTATGATGTTGCTGATGATGCCTCAGCTATTGGCATTGAAGAAGCTCCTGGTGAGGACTTCCAGCAGTTTGCTGATACACAATCTAGATTATCTAAATTTGCAGAATGGAATGTATAAACTATGACTAAAAATGTTGACTTTAATAAGTACAGTCATTTCGTGGATGCTGTCACAAGCGATTGTTCTAAGGATTTTGTCAGTCTTGCTGACCGTATGGGTGAACTTGACAGAGAGGGTGCCAATATTGAACGTCTTACCACTGCTGGCGTTGGGCTTGCTGCTGAGTCTGGTGAGTTT